GGGAAGGCAACCGCATCTTGATGTAACTGACCGTTTTCGTCATACTACGCACAAATAAACTTAGATTGACCTATGTTTTCCAAAGTGGTATTTAGTGCGTAATTTCGCCCCTATAATGGCTAGGGCAAGAGTAAACCCATTAAGTGAGGTTATTAGTATAAGAAAGTTTGCAGCCCATATAGGGTGTGTAGAAGGAACTGTGCGCGGTGCTATCCGAGAAGGGCGTTTAAGCAAGTCCGTAATTAGGGATGAAACTGGCAAGGTTAGCGGTGTGATATGGGCTGATGCGGAAGCGGAGTGGGCAAGGAACTACTCGCATGGCAAGCATTTGTTATCTAGTGTAGCTGAATCATTAGCCGAGAAACCAACTGGCGAAGCTATAAGGGACATTAACGAAAGTCGTGCTATTAGTGAGCATTACAAAGCGGAGTTAGCTAGGATTGAGTTAGAGGAAAAGGAAAAGACGGTTGTTAGTGTAGACATGGTCAGGTCGCAACTATTCAACTTCGCCAATGAGGTTAAGGTGGTATTGCAAGGTATTCCTGACGTTTGCGTAGATGACATTTTGAGTGCGGAGGACAGAGCGGAAGCACATAACATTATGAAATTGGCAATTAACAAAGCACTATTAAAACTTACGGAGGTTGTTGAGAGAGATTTTTCATAACAACAAATAGTTTTTATATCTTTGCGGTCTAACATAGACCAACATGCCACAATTCTTCCACGGTGTTGAAACCATATTAGTGCCAACATCAAGTGCGCCAATCACAACCGTAGCAACTTCGGTAATTGGATTGGTAGGAACTGCCCCAATAGGAGCGGTTAACACAATGACGCTAGTAAGTAGCCTACAAGACTGTGAGCAGTTTGGTGGTGACTTATATCCAATGACTATCAATAGGTCGTTGAAGGCTATCTTTGAACAAGGTGGTGCGCCAGTAATAGTAATTAACGTATTCGACCCTGAAACAATGGCGGACTTAATTACTGCCGAAGCTATCACAATAGCTAATGGTCGTGCGCAATTAGACAATGTTGTTTTATTTGATACTGGTGGAGCAACCGTAAATGACCCTGTTGTAAGTGGCGGTTCTCCTTGGGCTACATTTGATGAAGGTGATGACTACACGATAGACCAATATGGCGCATTTAGCATTGTTGCTGGTGGAGCGATAGTAGAGGGCGACACGGTGTACGTTACTTACTACACTCCTGACCCTACTGGGTTGGTATCTTCTGACTTTGTCGGTTCTTCATCTTCTCCGCGAACTGGTTTCAAATTGTTTGTTGAAGCATTGGACACTTTCGGGTTTAATCCTAAGATTTTGATTTGCCCTGAATATAGCGCAATCCCTGCGGTTGCCGCTGAAATGTCATCAAAAGCAAGCTATTTTAGAGCGGTGTGTTTGGTTGACGATGAGCAAGGTACAGACCGCGCAGATTTGGTGTCACATAGAACAGCCGCAGGAAACAGTTTTGCAAGCACGTCAAGACGTTTAGTTCCATGCGCTCCTTGGGTTAAAGCATACGATTATTTAGGTGCAATTGAAATATACCCACTAAGTCCTTACATGGCTGGCATAATGGCTAAGACAGACCGACTAGAAGGGTATTGGGTTTCACCATCTAATCACACGATAGAGGGTGTAATCAATTCGGAATATGCTATGACGGGTTCGGGTATAGCTGACCAAACAAGCGATGCAAATGTTTTGAATGCTGCTGGAATCGTAACCGTGTTTAAGGTTGGAGGTTCACGCAGACTTTGGGGCAATCGTTCCGCTGCATGGCCGACAGACACCGATGTTCGCAGCTTCATTCCTTTGCAAAGAGTAGAGGACATTGTAGATGAAAGCATTGAGAACGGTATGTTGCCATTCTTGGATAAGCCATTAGTTCAAGCTACAATTGACGCGATTAAGGAAACGGCTAATCAGTTTATTAGCACGTTAATCCAAAGAGGTGCATTACTTGTTGGTTCAGAGGTTTACTATGACCCTGCTGACAATACCGCTCCTGAACTAGCACTTGGACACGTAGTATTTAGAAAGGTATTCATGGCTGGAACACCTGCTGAACGCATAACCTTTATGTCCTCAATACAAATAAACCTTTTAACAAACCTAAGCTAAGATGGCACTTGAAGTAAAAAAGCTAACTAACGGTAATCTTTACGTTAATGGCGTTTCCTTTTTAGGAAAGACAGAAGAAGTAACATTGCCAACTATCTCTTTTAAGACGGTAGAGCATAAGGCTTTGGGTATGCACGGAAGCATTAAACTACCTACTGGTGTTGATAACATCGAGGTTAAGTGTAAATGGTCAAGCATAACTCGCGAAAGCCATATTATTACAGCCAACCCGTTTGTTGAGCATTCATTTCAACTTAGGTCAAGTTTGGATGCTTATGATAGCACAGGTAGAGTTTCGCAAGAAAGCTACGTTGTTCACTTTAGAGGTAAGTCAAGCGATGTCCCTAATGGAGCATTTAAGCAACATGACAATGTTGAAGCTGAATCAACCTTTAATTGTTCATACATCAAATTAGAGATAGCTGGTAACGTAGTTTATGAGATAGATGTAATGGCAAACATTCACAAAGTTGATGGCGTAGACCTTTTGGCTACATACCGCGCTAATTTAGGGGTATAATTATATCCCAATATAAAGAACAAATGAGGGCGGTTTATACCGCCTTCTTTGTTTAACTTTGTGGCTTAACAAAACTAAACAAATGGCTAAGAGTTCACAGTTTGCGCCTAAAGAATCAGTACGGGATATGCTAGTAAGGATGTCCAATGAAGCTACCCAAGAGTTTGACCTTCCTAGTGGAATAAAGTGTCATATCAACTTTTTTAGTGGCAAGAAAGCAAGGATAGCACAAGAAATAGCAACGAATAACAACGGAGTAGATGAGGATTTGCTTTGGGGTGCGATAATTTCGGAGTGTTGCTTATTCAATGGTGAAAAGCTAATTGCGGAGGACATATCTTTATTGAACGGAATTGACTACATGGTAATTTTGGGAAAGTTAGGGGGTGTTCAATCGACAGAGGACAAATGATGTTCTTAGCGCATTTCAGTTCAACACCCTTAAATGTATTGGAGGAAATGCCATGTAATGACTTAGTGCTTTGGTATATGGAAGCGGTTAAGTGCCATAATAGATTAAACAAGCAAGACTAATGGCTAGTGGGCTTCGCATAGTATTACAATTGTCTGCAATAGACACAATGTCAAGCGTTGTGGCTAATGCCGCTAGGAACAGTTTAAGTTCCATGCAAAACTTTCAGCAGAACGCTAGAAGGATAGGCAGAGAAGCTAGGGAAACGATGTTTGAGAGCGGTGCTGCCACTTTAGCTGGCGGTGCTGCAATGGCTCACCCGTTAAAAAAGGCGGCAGACTTAGAACTTTTGCGTAAGTCAATGGAGATTTACACCCGTTCTGCCGAGAAAGGCGCGGTTGTGTATAAAAACATTGTAGACTTAGCAAACCAAACGCCATTAGGATTAGAAGAAGTAGCGAAGTCGGTAACTGTTGCGATGGGGTCGGGATTAACGGCTGCTAAGGCAATACAAGCAACTAGAATGCTTGGCGATATTACCGCTGCTAATCCAATGGCTGATATGGGTGCTGCTATGGTAGCATATACCCAAGCGGCACAAGGCGGCAAGCTGATGACGCGAGATATTTGGCAGTTGATAAATTCGGGAGTGCCAATTGTTGACATACTACGCAACCACTTGGGTGCAACTGCTAAGATTATGGGTAAGGGCGGCATGGCGGAAGAAGGTAAGATAACCTTTGAGGTATTGCAGCAAGCTATGGAGAAAGCTACTGGTGCTGGCGGAATGTTTGAGAATGGGCTTACCAAAATGGCTGATACAGGTCATGGTAAGTTTAGGATATTGCGCGATGCTGCCGACCAATTATCTGCGGCTTTTGGTGAATCTGTATTGCCAACTTTTATTAAGTTAGGCAATGCAATGATTCCGTTAATAAACGGTATTACTTCATTCATTCGCAAAAACACGATATTAGGTCAAGTTGTAATGTTTTCAATTACAGCGTTTACCTTGATTGCCGCTGCCGTGTTTGCTTATTCATCAGTTGTTTGGGTTGCCGCATTTGCAATTACTGGATTGCAAGTAAGGACGGTAACGGCAACTGGAACTACCGTAACATGGGGTAGAGCGGTAAGGTTTGCCACTTTTTCATTACGCGGTATGTTGGGAGCAATGAAGTGGGTAGCTTGGGGGTTTTTAAGGATTAGTTTTAATGCAATAATTGCAACTGCAACAATACTTAGCAGTTTTATTCCATCAATAGGTGCTTTAGGTGCTGCATTTATGGTGTTGTCTACAACAATTTACGGAATCCCAATTATAGGTTGGATATTAGCCGTAGTAGCTGGTATAATTGCAATTGGAGTAGCTGTTTATAAGAACTGGGACAGCATAGTCAAGTTTTTTTCTATGTTGGGTGATAAGTTTGCGAACTTCATCCCCAAAGCTAAAAAGTGGGGTTCAGAAATGATACGTTCTATTGTAGACGGAATTAAAGAGGGTGCGCCATCTTTGTTTGCCGCAATAGATGGTGTTGTTGCATTTGCTCGTGGGTTTTTTCCAGCAAGTCCAGCAAAACACGGAGCATTCAAAGATTTGCATAAGGTTAAAATTATTGAGCAAGTTGCCCAATCAGTTAAGCCTAATTCATTGGTTAAGTCAATTAGTGCAGCCACTTCGGTTGGTGCTGCTTCTGTAAACAGGTCACTTTCGCCTGTTGCTAGTGGTGGAGGTGGGTCGGTTAGTGTAAACTACTCTCCTGTGATAACAATCGGGGCTGGGGCAACTGTTGGCGATAAAGCGTCATTCATGGAAGTTCTTGAAAACCATAAATCTGAAATGATGCGAATGATAGCGGAAGCAGGTAGAACTCAAAATAGAAAAGCCTATGCTTAGATTTGGTCTTGTGTCAAGTATAGACCCGTCAAAGGGTGTTGCAAGGGTAAGTTTTGCGGAAGATGAAATAGTTACCGATTGGCTTCCGATTGTGGTTGCTGGTACGGCTAATAGTTATTCTTTCACGTTCAATATAGATGAGCAAGTTGCTTGCATGATGGATTCAACGGGATTGCGCGGTGTGATATTGGGCGCGGTCTATAACGAAAACACAACTCCATCAAGTAGCGGTGAAGATATTGTGTCCGTGGTATTCTCAAACGGAGATAGCGTGGAATACGATAGGGCAACTGGAGAAATGAGTATAACAGTAAGCGGAGGACTAACCATTAACGGTGATGTAACCGTGATAGGTAGTTTAGACGCTAGTATAGACGTGACCGCTGGCGTATTTAACACCTCTCTAAGCACGCATACGCATCCATACGTCAACGTATCAGCACCAGCCACAACAAGCCCTCCTACGCCATGATAACTACACTATTACCAAACATATCAAGTTCGATGTGGTCTATGTCCGTAGCTAATTATGGCGCGGTTGTAACCGACTTGGAGGACATAAAGCAATGCGTTCTAATTATCCTTTCAACAAACAAAGGAAGCGACCCATTTAGACCTGACTTTGGTTTTAATATCGGAGAACTATTGGACAAGCCTGTTAACTATGTTATTCCGAACGGAAAGTTAGGAATAGTAGATGCCTTGACTAATTACGAGCCTAGAGTTAAGGTTACGAGGATAGTTCACACATTAGATATTGGACACGTAACTTTCTATGTTTATTGCGCAACTAATATCGCTAACTTTGTGGTATCAATGCCTATTAGCCCGAACTACATCCCAACGGCTTTAGGTGCATTTAGTTCGGGATTTGATTCAGGATTTGACATATGAAAAATTTACTTACACTTTCACTACTTGGAATTAGCTTGACTGCTTTCGGGCAACAAGACACTACTGACCTAAAAGAATACATCAACGCTAAGTTTCCAAACAACACATCGAGAGTAATTACTCCATTGAGGTTGCGTGAAGTAGCTATTGAGCAAATGCGTTCTTCACCTAATAAGTTTCAGGAGAACACTCTTGAAGAAAGCCTAAAAGTAACCGATTCAATTTATTCCGATAACGGGTTCTTTAAGTGGGATGGAGCAAGTTATGTTGAGATTGGGGAATCAACTCCAAAACTTGATGATGTTCTTTTTCAAGGAAACAATACAGATGGATATAACATCAACATAAGTGATGGTGACCAAATTTATTTTGACAATGGTTCTAGAATACGAAAAGGTATTACCGATATGAGTAATGGCGGTGCAAAAGGGGTTGCTTTAGTTTGCTCTATTGACTATGAATTGAAATGGGAAGCTGGTCGCCTTTACATTCTTCAACAAGATGGATTCACTATTCGCGAGGTTAGGTATAACTTCACAATAACTCCAACAGTAAACGATGATGCTACAAAAGGATTTGTTATTGGCAGTAAATGGGTTATGGACGATGGTCTTGAATACGTGTGCGCAGATAGCGCGACAGGTGCAGCCGTTTGGGATATATCAACGTTATGGGAACAAGAAGATGGAGTTATTTCTCCAGTTTCAGCAAACATAGTTCAAGCCAATGACATAAGAACTACTGGAACTTACCAGTTTACAACTGATTCATTAGATTTAGGTTTTGCCGCATTGCCTTTTATCGGTAGTGGTGGTTTATATGGTGATGGATTTTTCATAAATGGTATTGGTGATTTTAGTTCTTTTTCTTTTCCAAATCATACTTTACTGTCAGGATATTTATCTGATGGCGGCTTATCATTTATGCAAATTGACACTACAAGCATAAGGCTAAGAAAAGGTAGTTCGGATGGTGAGGACCAAATTTTTTCGTCAAGCTTAGAGCTATTTTCCGACACCGCTATTTCGGGCGCTCAATCATTATTTGAACTGACTGGTCGTGCTAGAAATTTAGGATTTGTTGATATTAGTTCGAAAGTGGACACCAAATTACGATTACAACTAAGTGCATTTGACCATCTCGACCAACAAATAAGCTATTTAGGTATAGATACAGAACATGTGGTTATTATAGCACCAGAGTTTCAAATTCAATCCGATTTAACGGTTGAGAAATTTGACGGTGAATTTGCTAACTTCCAAGTGCGCGGCAACAACTATAATACATTGGTCTTTGGTGGTTCTGATGACGGTGATTTTTCAATCTTTGAAATTCGAGTAAGAGATACTTCTAATACGGCTTATGGTGAAGAAATACTTTGGTTAGATGTTCAGAGCGGCTTTAGTGTTCAATCAACAAATGAGGCAGGTTTGCGGTCAACCATTAATTCAAATGAAAATTATATTTTAATGGAAAATTCGAATCACGACACAATAATGATTTCTAATACTGATGGGATTATTATTAGGCCGAATAGTGCAGAGCCGCCTATTGTTGGAGATGTTTTAACGGCAGTTAGCACTAGAGGAGTGGTGGAGTGGCAAACACCTGCATACTCATCGGGAACATATACGCCAAGTGTTACGAATATGGTTAACATTGCATCAACAACAACTATAAAGAGCAATTGGTCTAGGGTTGGTAATATCGTTACTGTGGCTGGATATGTAAGCATAACAACGTCAGCTAATGGATTAGCCCAGCTTGGTTTATCACTTCCAGTTGCGTCAAACTTTACTACAAGGTATGAAGGGTCAGGCACATTCACTACAACTAACCATTTTGGTGAGATTTATTCACACGTATCTAACGATAATGTGGTATTAGAATTTAAGCATACTGGTGCGGTAGGTGCTGATGAATTTAGATATGTGTTTGTGTACGAAATACTTTAACAAAGAAAACCAATGCCTACACAACCTATTTATGTAGAAGTAAACCCAAACGGTATAATAGCCGATTTGGTAGCTGCTTATGAAGCGGAAACTGGCAACACTTTGCAGCCAGCGCAAGTAGAGCGTTTGCTCATCAATATGTTTGCTTATCGCGAAACATTATTGAGGTCGCAAATTCAGGCGGCTGCAATTCAAAACTTAGTTTCATTTTCAACCGCGCCAATACTTGACTACTTAGGTGAGAACTTTGGGTTGGTTAGATTGTCCGATGCGAATGCAATTGTGACTATCCAATTCACTACCAATGCTGCTGCTACAATTCCATCAGGGACAAGGGTAGCAAGTGTTGACGGGCTTGCGGTATTCCAAACATTGTCGGATATAATTGTAAGCGGAACAACTGCATCAGGTCAATGCCAATCGGTAACGAGTGGGCAGAACTTTAACGGGTATGCAATTGGAACGATAACCAATATCTTAGACCCACAAGCCTATATTGTTTCGGCTACAAATACAGACGTAAGTGCTGGAGGTTCAAACTTAGAAACTGACGAGCAATTACGAAATAGAATACGATTAGCCCCCGATAGCTACGGTTCTGCTGGGTCAAGAAACGCCTACAAGTTTTGGACTTATAGTGCCAACCCTTTAATTATTGACGTTGGAGTTTTCCGTCCGATAGCTGGTACTGTTGAGGTATTTCCGCTTTTGGAAGATGGAAGTGTAACTCCTCAATTGATATTAGACCAAGTTTATGCAATACTCAATGCAGACGAGGTTAGACCATTAACAGATACGGTAATTGTAACAGCCCCAACGCAAGTAACGTACACAATTGACGTTGATGTAACTATCTACGAAACAGCGGACGCTACTGATGTGCAATCGGCTATTGAGGTTGCTTTAGATGCTTATGTATTGCAACAACGTCAAACAATGGGTCGTGATATTATGCAAGACCAAGTAATAGCGGTCTGCATGGTAGAAGGGGTTTATGATATAAATTTAGGCTCGTTTTCAGATTTGATAATAGCTACAAATGAGTATGGATTTTGCACGTCAATAACCGTTACTGTAATCGGAACTAACGAAGGATAATGCCAAGCGTATTAGCAAGTTCAATATCTACTTTACCTCAATTCACCGTGTTTGAGAACATGGTGGTTGATAGATTTGCCGCACTTCCTGTTGAAGTAGTTATGACGTTCCTTTTGCAATTACTTCAAGACACGGCAATTGGAACAATGGCAACTGATTTAGGCGTTAACGGAATCGGAGGACTTGCGCAAGCTAACACGGAGCAAGAACGAAGGGATGTGTTACTAAATGCCATTAGAACACGTAGAAGGGCTGGGACGGTGTTTGCGCTAAAACGGGCTATTGAAACATTAGGCTATTCTAACCCAATTATTTTAGAGGGTGTTGGTGACGTGCCTGTTGTGTACGATGGCACATATATCTATGATGGCTATATTAACTATGCTGGCGGAAACAACGGGTGGGCGCAATTTATGGTTATTCTCCCCGAAAATGATTTAGTAGGGTTAACACAAGCGCAAATTGATTTGCTTGTTCAGTACATAAATTACCACAAGAACGAACGCAGCGAATTGATTGGTGTTGGTTACTACGGAACTCAATTACCTTTGTACGATGGGCAGTTTAATTACGATGGAAGTGCTTACTACAACGGATTACCAAACGAAACGATTATCTTTGTCTATCCATAACAAAAAATAAAATGGCAACTTTTATTGAAAACGATTCACTTTACCCTGCTAGCATTTATCAGTTAGCCACTAACGACCCTGTTATTGGAGGAACAATGAGTGGGCCACTTAATGCTCCAACAGGAGGTTATTCTAACGCCCAAGCGCAAGGTATTGTTCATCGTACCGCATACCTTAAAAAAAGAATGAACCCAATAGGCGAAATCGTTATGTGGGGCGGTTCAAATATGGCTATGCCTTATGGATATAGAGAGTGCAATGGTGATTCTTTGAATAGAACTACATTTGCTGAATTATTCGCGGTTGTTGGTACTGCTTTCGGTACGGCAAGTGGAAGTACATTTAATCTTCCTGACCTTCGCGGTTTGTTTGTTCGTGGTGTTGACGGCTCGGCTAACGAAGACCCTGACAAAGCTACTCGTACCGCTATGAACACGGGCGGTAACACGGGCAACAACATTGGTTCGGTTCAGGCTGATGAACTTAAATCGCATACTCACCAAGTTAAGTTCACGCCACAAGGTGCTAACCCAGCCGAATATGACGAAGCAATTATTGGCACAAATAACGGTGTACCTAATAGCGTTTACACTACATCAGCAGGCTATAATGAAACACGCCCAAAGAACGCATACCTATACTACATAATTAAGTGTAACAACTAATGGACACGCGGAGAACGCGAGTTATTTACACGTGGGCTAAGAGAACTAAAGAGTTTAATGGAACTGGTATTTCATATCCTGACCCATACGACCCTAAAAGTTGGTCTATGCCATCTAACGCTACAATGCTAGAACCGCCTGTGCAACGTAAAGGATATGTAAGTATTTGGAACGGGGCTAAGTGGGAAGCTATTAAGCGTCCGTAGTATTCATGCTATTGCCAACTAACTGAACATCTATGCTCGTAGTGTAGCCCTGTGAACGGGTTATTCTGTGCCGCGCTTTTGTAATGTAGTATTTTCCGCTAAGGTTATTTAACCCTCGGACGTTAACAGAACTTCCAGCAACAGCCTTAGTCAATCCTTCAATGTCAATAGTGCCATCAACCGCGCTTGTTATGACTTTGTATAGCGACATCATAGCGACTATCTCCGCTTGGGTGGCATTCTCTACATCTTCATAAATTCGCATCCTCCACGCGCTTCTTTGGAAGTCGTAGTCCTCTTGTCGTTTCTTGCGGTCATCCTCAATCTTTTGCATGAACGGAAACAATCTATTCAAGGTACTTGCGTCTTGAATAATTTGCATCAACTTTTCAGGATAGGTAAGGTCGTTTTCAACAGTTGTCACGCCTGAATAACCGCTTAGTTGGTCACTTGCTCGAACGTCAACTCCTACTGGAGATTTGTCCAAACACATTTTCAGGTCGTATGACTTAATCTCAATAGTTGGACGAGATAAATAGTCTTGGATAGGCTTATCTACCGCCATCTCCTCAAATGACGCTTCCATAAGTCCGTAAAATGGACGGTACAATTCCGAAGATATGCAATCTGCCATCGGGTCGATGTTATGCAGTGAATGAGAAAGCAACGGGTACATAGCATTGCCCCAAACGTTAAAAGATAGCCCGTAACGGTTTCCAATCCTATTAAGGAATCGAATGTCGCTTTCACGGGTTTGTGATAACCTACGGTGTGTTAGGTCGAGGATTTTATCGGTATTCATTTGCTGCGAAGCAATTACCTGACCTTCATAGTTAGGGTCAAAACTAATTTGATTTTCGCTACAAATAAACTGCGCCACTTGCCTAAGTGTTTGCATTTCAAATGCCCTACTCTTTTCGGTGCGCAAGTCATTAGACACGCCTATTGCAAGCCCTCTAAACTCAACGGTATCGGGCTGTCCTTTGAAGTGAACTTCGTCTATCTCAAAATCTCCGCAATTAAGCAAGTCATTATTTGAGTAGCCCATCTTTAAGCTAATCCTATCTCCTACGGCTGGCTGCCATTCAGACTTCCACCTACCATTCATGTCATCAATTAGAACGCGAATTTCAGAAGATTCACCTTCAACGGCATCTTCAAAAGTTATGCTAATCGCATCGTCTGCAATGTCATTGGTAATATCTACGCCTTGATAGATAATCTCAAAGTAAGGTGAACGTACATTTGCCATCTATCCTTGTGGTTGCCGCCACGGTGGAAGGTTGTTGAAGTCTTGCAACGGCTGTGGGTCAAATATCGGTATAAACAAAACCATGCCCTCCTCTAAAGTTGCCCTTATTGGAATGATTGGGTTAGCTTCAATTATAGGGGTCACGTTTGTCGCATCGCCTAAATAGCGGTATGCAATTTCATCCCACCTATCCCCGTCTTGTACTATGTATTGTGTATATTCCATTATCGTCTTGACCCTGTGTAGGCGGCTAATGGTTGTGAAGTGTTAGACATAACCGCAACTCCCGACATAACGTTCCTATTTGCAAGAACAATCCCATTCATACTACCAACTGGGTCTAATGGGTCAAAGTTCTCAATTGCGGCAGATAGGTCAGTCATATTTTGTGCTGCCGTGTACATATTTTGAACGTAGGTTTGTGCTGCTGCCGCTGTGTCTTGTGCCGCTTCAACTTTAGCGGCTGCATCAGCCATCTTTTGCCTTGCGTTGTCGATATTGTCCTTAATGTTTTTCAGTTTAGGACTTTCCGCGCTTGTAAATTCTTCGGGCGCAGATGTGTAGTCACCTAATCCATTGTCGCAAAATGTGGTAATTGCCCGAACTTGCAAAACATCAATTGCGGCAGAAACTGGCATTGTTGGAACTATCAAAGTCATTGGCGTAATGGCTGGGTTATTCCGTCTATTTGCTAATGCGCCACTAACCGCTTTGTTCTTAATAGTAGAAGCGAGAGTTTCAATTAAAGTAAGTGCTAATTCAACCGAAACATAATTTCCTTGCGTATCTGTTTGGCTTACGGTTTCAGTCGTTTCGGAAATTACAAACGTACCCATGACATTACCCGAACCAGTTATGTATCG